CTCGATGAACAGCCCGAACAACTTAGTGATGGTATTTATAAAAACAATACTAATTCTAAATGGGCAGGAAAAATCATATCTCTTTATAAGGCAGAGATGGGCATATCTACTAAAAAACCTTCTAAGTCCAACCAGAATGATGCGGCAGCAATGGTTACAAAAACTCAACCTAAAGAAGTTGCAACATCAAATCAAAACGGAAAGATTTGGAAAATGTCTGAGATCGCCAAGCTGAAATCGTGGGAGTTTGAAAAACTGGAAACAGAAATAGACTTAGCACGATCAGAAGGGCGAATAACCCAATAACTAACCTCAAATAGAGGAAGGATACTATAATGGCTTTTACTACAAGTTCAGGGTATGGAAACTTACCGTCAGGTAACTTTGCACCCGAAATTTTTAGCCAAAAAGTTCTTAAGTTCTTCCGTAGAGCTTCGGTGGCAGAAGATATTACTAATACCGACTATACTGGCGAAATCGAGAACTTTGGCGACACTGTCAAAATAATGAAAGAACCAACACTCACTGTTACTCCGTATCAGAGAGGTTCTGTCATTAACCCTCAAGACTTATCCGATGATCAAATAACTTTGATTGTTGATAAAGCAAATGCTTTTGCATTTAAAATAGACGACATCGAAGAGAGACATTCTCACATTAACTTTGAAGCGTTAGCAACTTCTTCAGGTGCTTATTCTTTAAAGAGAAAATTTGATGCCAACATTCTTCAGAATATGTCTGATGCTGCTGGTATTGGAGCTTCTGCAGTGGCAGGGACAACTTTAACAGTTACTGCTGCAGCTGGTGATATAGGAACAGCTAATGCTCCTATCAATGTTGAGACAGACGACAATGGTATCAATATGATGCTTGCGATGGCTAGACTCCTCGATGACCAATCTGTTCCAGAAGAGAACAGGTGGTTTGTTGCTCCTCCGATATTCTATCAGAAAGCTTTCCAAGCTGGAAATAAAATTTCTGAAATAAATATCACAGGCGATGGCACTTCTCCTTTGAGAAATGGTCTTGCAATAGTCGGTACTTTAGCAGGCTTTAGATGTTATAAGTCTACAGCTTTAAATAGTACAGGTGGAATTGACCAAGTAACATTAACAGATGGCTCAGCTACACTAGCTGTAGACGCTTCTGAGAATGTTGTTCTTGCAGGTCACATCTCAGCTATGGCTACAGCGTCTCACATCGCTAAGACTGAAGTGGTACGTTCAACTGAATCATTCTCTGACGTTATTCGAGGATTGCATGTTTTTGGAAGAAAAGTCCTAAGACAAGAAGCAATTGTTCGTGGCGTTATAGATTTCGCATAAGGAGGATACTTAATGACTACTTTCGACTTTACTACCATTGGTGGTGGGACTGTAGGGCATCCTGCTCATGCCCTTAGACCGTACATTGTGCAGTCTAAAATCTTTGACTCAGCAGACGAAAACCTAGCACAAAACGACATCGTTAAGATGATTGACCTGCCTGACAACTCCATCGTTCTTGGTGGTTGTTTGGATGTCTTGGAAGCTGGTGGTTCTAGTTTGGTGTTTGATGTAGGTACATCTGCTGACATTGACGCTTTCTGTGATGGCGTTGATGGAAATGCCGATGCCATCTACAACTTTCATCCTACAGCAGGAGGTATCAATATTGTTATTGCTGCCGATGCTATCCAAGTTAAAGCTTTGGGTGCAGCATGTAGTGCAGGTAGATTCAGAGTTATTGCTTTGATTGCTGATTTTGGTGATCCAGAGCTTACAGTGGCTCAGACTGCTTCAGTTAGAACTGGTGTCTAATAATAACTAAACTTGAGAGGGCAGGGCAACTTGCCCTCTTAACAATATAGGGGTAGCTAATGGGAGGTATGAAAGGTCATACAATTGGAGGTGGGCATAAACGCCCAACCAACAAAGGTGCAGGTATGACAGCCAAAGGTGTGGCTAAGTACAAAAAAGACAATCCCGGAAGTAAACTAAAGACAGCAGTAACAGGAAGTCCTAAAGCTGGTAGTAAAGATGCCAAGCGTAGAAAGTCCTATTGTGCTAGAAGCTTAGGTCAAATGAAGAAGTTTCCTAAAGCAGCAAAAGACCCTAACAGTCGCCTGAGACAGGCTAGAAAAAGGTGGAAATGTTAAGAGCAATCAATTTTAAGTTATTTAAATTATTTAACAGAATAGGCAACAGCTTTTACAGACGTTACGTAAATCAGTTGCACAGGAGTCAAGGGAGAGTATAATGTTTGGTGCATTGATAGGTCCTATTGCTAATCTAGCTTCAAGCTGGATGAACAGCAAAGTTGAGAAAGTTAAAGCTGACGGGCAAGCTAAGGTAGCCCAAGCTAGAGCTAAAGCAGTTGTTGCAGAGAAAGTAGCAACAGGTGAAGTCCAATGGGAGAAGTCTATGGCAGACGCTACAGATTCAAGCTGGAAGGATGAATTTGCTTTAGTTGTCCTACTAGCTCCAGCGATTTTAGTCTTCATTCCCAGTATGACTGAGTACGTTAGGATAGGCTTTGAAGTTCTTAATACACTTCCTGAATGGTATCAGTATCTTTTGTTTATAGCAATTAGTGCATCGTTTGGAATTAAGGGGGCAGGAGCAGCAATGAAAATTATGGGGAAAAAGTAATGAAGGGCGTAAAGCATTATCTAAAGAATGGAACGTTGTATACAGGTGCATCACACAAGATGAAGGATGGCACTTTGCATACTGGCAAAACTCACACTAAGACGAGCAAACCTTTATCTCATTTAAAGGACTTATCTAAAACAGCACAAGCTAAAGCAAAGAAGGGTTAAAGACAATGGCAGTAGGAACACACAAAACTAAGTCTGGTAAAACAGCTAAGAAGGGTTTGTATTACAACATTAACCAGAAGAAGAAGGCTGGTGACAGTGCTACTAAGAAAAAGTCAAGTATATCTCCTAAAGCATATGCTAATATGCAAGCAGGCTTTCCTAAGAAAAAGAAAAAGGTTTAACAATGAAATACGATGCTGATGAACTAGTTAAGATGATTGCTTTACATGAAGGTCTACGACTTAACGTCTACCAAGACCACTTAGGCATAGATACGGTGGGAATTGGCAGAAACTTGCAGGATAGGGGTATCACAGACGGTGAGCTATCCTACATGAATAAGACCACCGAAGAAATATACGAAGTGGGTCTTACAGAAGAAGAAGCGTATTATCTTTGCATGAATGACATAGCCATCGTAGAAAAAGAACTCCTTGCCAACAAGCCAATAGTAAATCAGGTAAATGCTGTAAGACAAATGGTACTTATAGACATGGCATTTAATATGGGTGTTCCAAGATTAATGAAATTTAAGGATATGTGGTTAGCCATAGAAAAAGTAAATTACATCTCAGCTTGTGAAGAGATGATTGATTCTAGGTGGGCAGACCAAGTAAAAGGCAGAGCTATGAAGCTATCCTTAGCAATGAAAAATGGAGAGTGGCTATGACCGAAGAAAAGAAAAGGTGTGACACTTGCACATGCTACGAGTGTGATTGCGAAGAATGTACTTGCACTTGCCACAAAGAAGAAGAGGTACAAGGAGTACCTGTGTAAGTGAATGATTGAGTTTGTACTTGTATTTATGATGGGACTGCGAGTTATAGACCAAACACAAACCTTTAACGACATAAATCGTTGCTTATACTTTGCAGAGAGATTGCACAGACAACCTTCTGTCCCACAAAAACAAGGACCTAATTTACAAATAACAGCGTACTGTAAACCAGTAAGGAAAAACTAATGGACCCATTGACTATCAGCGTTGCTGTCGGTATTGCATCAAAAGCATTTAGTGCAATTAAATCTGGATTTGCAGTTGGTAGAGATTTAGAACAGATGTCGGGTGACATAGGTCGTTGGATGGGAGCAGCTTCAGATGTGGACAACGCAGAGAAGCAAGCAAAGAATCCGGGAGTGTTTAGTCAAATCTTCGGAGCAGGGAGCATTGAGACAATGGCTTTACAAGCTTACTCTGCTAAGAAAAAACTAGAAGAACAACGTTATGAACTAAAGATGTATTTAAATTTAACTATAGGACCTCATGCTTACGATGAACTCCTTCAAATGGAAGGTGAAATTAGAAAAGAAAGACAACGAACTATCTATAAACAACAAGCCCTCAGAAAACAGATAGGCGAAGGGATAGGATGGTTATTTCTAGTTCTTGTGATAGGTGGATTCTTATTACTATTAGTAGGAGTGTTTTCTAAACAGTCACATTCTAAAGATTGGACTGCTCAACAGAAGTTGTGGCAGAAGTTAATCGTTAAACCAGTTTATGTTACTTGCCGATTAAAGTCGCAAAAAGTATGGAAAGATAAGATGGCTTGCATATACGAAGGTGCAAACAAAACTTATGAGATGGAATTTACTGACATCAGGATAGGTTGCCCTAAGCAGTATAAATGTATACACAACCCTAATTCTAAAGAGCCATCAATAGACGATGTTATGGATAGTTTGAGAAGTATTGCTAAGTGAGTCCCTGCGTAGGTGTCTGTAAGTTAGATAACAATAATATCTGTGTTGGGTGCAATAGATCGATAGAAGAAATAAAAGAAACTTTTAAAAAGTTAACTAAATAAACTTCTTGCTATTTGTGTATTTTATGTGTATAATTTATACAACAGGGGGTTTAATATGAAGAATTTAGCAGCACAAGCGTTGGCGTTCCAATACAAGTTAATTTTAGAAAATGCAACATCATTAATTAACACAAACAATAGACCACTTGACCAGATAGACAAAGCACTTGGTGACATGGTTTTAGCTAATCAAAAATTGCAACTCCTTAACAAGATTGTAGAAGAGAACAATCCCAAAGCGATTGCAGAAGATTCTGAAAGCAAACAATAAATGGCAAGTTCGTATCTAACATTAGTAAACAACGTACTTAGGGACATGAACGAAGTGGAGCTTACTAGCTCTAACTTTACAAGTTCTAGAGGTGTACAAACTACTGTAAAAGATTACATCAACCGATCTATCTCAGACATTCTTAACTCAGAGCTTAACTGGCCCTTTACTAGAGCAGAGGGTGCAGAAGATGCAATAGCAGGTAAACAGCTATATAGTTTTGCGTCTATTGCTTCCACTCTTAAGTACATAGACTACGACACTGTATTTCTTGAGCCAAAAGATTATATAAGGAACGGTGACTTTGAGATTGAGGGTGCAGCTAGTATAACAAACTGGACTGCAGTATCAGGTTCTCCTGCCGCAAGTTCTAAGTTTGGTAACACGTTGTTACTTACTAGTGCAAAGGCAACACAAGAAGTTAGTGATCTGATTGTTGGGAGAACGTACACTATACTTGTTCAAACAAGTGGTTCAACACTTACATTAGATATAGGCACTAGCTCAGGTGGCACACAAACTAAAACATCTGCTTTAACTATAGCAAGTGGTAACGAAGTGTTAATATCTGAAGTTACTTTTGTAGCCACAGCGATAACCCACTTTGTTACTTTTACAGAGTCTGCAGGTTCTGCAGCTTTTGTTAAGTTAGTTGAGTTAATGGAGAATGTTGAATCTATACCTCTTAAGTACATATCCTACGAGGAGTACAACGAAAGGTTTAGAGAAAGAGATTCTAGACCCGACACAAATAAGTTTGCTGATCCTGAGTTTGTATACACAACTTACAACGATGAGATAGGTTTGACACCTATACCAGATTCAAGTAACAGAACAATAAGTTTTGATTACTACGTAACTAACACAGATTTAACTGGTGCAACTGACACAGGCATTATACCTACAAGATTTGAATCAATAATAAATGCTCGTGCAAAGTACTACACCTACATGTTTAGGTCAGATGTACAGACAGCACAATATGCCCTTAAGGAATACGAAGACGGTATTAAACGGATGAGGGTAGAATTAATAAACAGGAAAAATTACATGAGGGCAGTATAATTGGCTGACTTAAGTGAAACCGCTGCATTTCCATTTGTTTGTGAAGGTGGGTTAGTTCTTAACCAATCTACGTTTATAATGAAACCGGGACAGGCTTTGGAGCTAGAAAACTTTGAGCCTGACATTGATGGTGGTTACAAAAGAATAAATGGTTTTAGTAAGTATGTATCTGCAATTGTTCCTTTTACATCTAACGCAGGTGAAGAAGTTCTTATGGTTGCATCATTTGCAGACAAAGTTGTGGCAGCTAGAGGTACAAGCATTTTTCAAGCCACTCCTGCTGGATCATCTTGGACAAGCATAGACAGTGGTAGAACAAGTGCAGGCAAATACGCCTTTGAAAGATTTAACTTTGATGGCAACGATAAACTTATAGTTGTAGATGGAACAAATGCACCCACTGTATTTAACACATCTTTTAGTGCAACAGATGTAAGTACTAGTTCTGTAGCAGGTTCTAAGTTTGTAACAGCTTTTAAGAACCATATGTTCTACGCAGGTAAGGCAACGACTAAGCAAGAAGTAGTCTTTAGTGAACCTTTTGACGAAGATGGTTTTGACGCTGCTGATGGTGCAGGAAGTATTAAAGTTGATGATACTATTGTAGGACTTAAAGTTTTCCGTGATAATTTATTTATCTTTTGTGAGAACAGAATATTTAAACTAGGGGGTAGCTCGTCTAGTGACTTTGCTGTTGTCCCAGTTACAAGAAACATTGGCTGTATAAACGGTAACACAATTCA